AAAAAAAAATTCAAAAAAAAAAATGGGGATATAAAAATAGGTGGTAATGTATATATAAAGTTAAACATATAAATATATATAAGATGGTGGGGTGGGGTCGGGCAATAAAAAAGGGAGGCAATGCCCCCCCCCTTGTTTAATTTGTTTTTGTTTATATTGTTTATTTTTTAATTTTGTGCAGATTATGCTTCTTCAAATGTCATATCACTAATATCAATATTTTCATCAGCGCCAGGAAGTAACACATCGCCCCTTTTTAATAATTTGTTTATTGCCTCCTCTGTTGTGTCTACCTTAACTGCATATCCATAGCTTAGGTCATATATATTACTTTCTTTATTATACCTTAAATTTATTATGTAATCAAAAAACTTATCGTATTCTTTATGGTTATCAAAAGTAAAAGTTTTTTTTCGCTTTGTTACATTGTTTTTAATATAAAATATTTTTACATAATAATTGTAATTGTTCATCGTCTTTTCTTTCTGTTGCATTTTTGCAACACTTAAAAAATGGCTTTATTGCCTTGTCTAAGTATTAGCATTTTTAGCTACTTATGGTCAACATTAGAAATACTAATGTTAGCCGAGCTAATAGCAAAAGAACAAAAGGTGAACGGCTCATATGAGCGATTTAAGCCGCCTGGGTAAGGTTCTAAGGTTTTGCTTACCTTACTATATAAAAAGCTTAAAACTCTCTCAGCGGCCAAGACATAAGGCGAACAAAGGGTGAACAGATAGCGAACGTTTGTTCATGGTTTGTTCTTTTACAGCACAAATAAAAGCCAAGCATTAAAGCCTGGCAATTATTCCCTTCTTTTTAAACTGTCAGTATTATAAAATAGACTGTTGTAATGGCTGTGAATGCAATCATTAATAGAAAATTGAGAGTATCTATTAGAAACTGTTTAGACTGTAAATATTCAAACATAATTAGCACCCTATTAAATCAATTTCGCAATCATGTATGCCCATTTCGTCGTTGTTATATGATAAGGTAAAGTTATCACCCCACCAATATCCTTCGACTTGTCTGTCCTTTGTATTAATCCAAATATTTGGCCCACCAAATGCAACAAGAATTGCAAAGCCTTCGCATATATGGTCGGGGTTTGTTTTTAATAATTCATTATATTGCTTGAGTTCTAGCTTCATATAATTGTCAGACCATTTTGCAAAAGGTATATAGTTAATATCATCATCCCTATTTGGTAAGTCATTTTTATGTACTAAATATGTCACCTCTAAAACATCTTTTCTATAGTCTAAGGCTGTTAAAATATCACCTTCACTGTAATCATAATCATAGTAACCGTTATCAATGTCATCTTTTGTGATTGTAATGCCTTGCTCAATGTCATTAACTATTGACCGAACATGAAATTCAATATCGCTCATTTTTTCTTGTTTATTTGTCATAATCTTTAATCCTTTTGTTTATGATAACCATAATAAACCATAGTATAAGCTTATTGTATAGCATTAATAAACGTAATACTATCTATTTTAGATAATAACTCCCATAAATCCGCAAGTTAATATCAATAAAACAAATTAAAAAAGTTATTATTATAGTGTTATTAGTCTATTAGTTGTCTATTAAATAGTATCAACTTCACTTTTATATATATCTACAGTATGATTACAGCCATCGATGCTTTCAAATCTGTTTATTTCAAATTGTGTATATCCGTAATTTTCCATATCCAATTCAGCGTTATCAGTCCAAAGACACCATACTTCATTAGCACTTATTTTAGATTTTGCATATCTATTATATTGTTCAGCAATTTTTTTAGCTTGTTTTTTTGTATAAGTAATAGTCATTTTTTTGTTTCCCTTCATGTGGCTTAATTGCCTTGAATAGATTTCTATTAATATAAAATTAGCTTATAGTAAACAATTAGAGTTGCTTATACTGCCTTACTTCTTTTTAAATCCTTTTTTCATATTAGCATAAGCTTTGGCTGATATCGTCGATTTATTTTTACTTCGACTAATACCTTTCTTTTTACGTGCGTTTATATTAGCATATAGTCCTTTACTTGGCATATTAAAACCTTTCTCAATCAATTATCTATATAAAATCATAAGCTTTTTTGCAATAAAATGCAAGTAATTACTTATTATTATGCCGCCCATTTAGCATAGCATATACTCGTTTTTATACTTCCTTGCAAAATAATCAATTAATTTAGTTTCAATATAATTAACTAAGTAATCAGTAGCTTGCCTATCGCATAAAATACCGCTTGTCTTAATTGGCAAATCATTATCAAATTTAAAGCTATTATTATTATATTTTATAATATGGCTTTTCTCATAAGTATCAAATAAGATATCCTCGAAAAAAGTTCTATAAAATCCGTTTATAGTTGGCTTTTTAGTTGCCTTGCGATTATAAAAATTAAGCCTTAACGTCAATTTATATCTTGGCTTTTCGTTATATTCATTAATACGCTCTAATTCATATTCAGTTTTTCTAGTAATCATTTTTAATCCTTTACCAATTTATTGAATATGGTGTATGATAGACACTTGACATAGTATTGTGCTCATCCCAGTCTGAGCGTTCTTCGGGTGGTTCATAAAAGCTATTATATAGCTCATAAAACTGGTCTATTGTCGCAATTTCAATCAATGCTTCTAAAATATTTTGTGCATCATCGTTCAATTCAAGTATATCTAATAATATATCGTTTTTTTCTTTTTTTTCTGCTTCTGTCATTTTATTATCCTTTATTTTCATTAAGCGACGCGCTCTAAGCAATCCACACATATATCAGTGGTGTGTTTCAATGCGTTTTGTAATGTTTGCAATGCAAATATTGCATCTTGTATATCTTTTTGTGTTTGCTCAACTTTATCTCTATCAATTTTAGATGCATCGTGGTCACTCGTAGGAGTAAAATTATTCTGCTCTATGTCTTGCTTTTTTATTACGTGCAAACCAGCTGACATACACCACGCAATGCGACTAACATTATTTGTTATATTACTTGTAATATTGGCAGTCATTTCATTAATGCCGTCTAAAATATTTGCGTTCATTATTATGCGCTGACTTGTACCTGCTTCCGTCATATCTAACTGTTTAAATGTTTCTTTTACTATAGTCATTTTATTTCCTTTTTTTAGGTGGCTTAATTGCCTTATTATTCTTTGTCCGCGTTTTTAATGGCAGACTTATGAATTTGTTCAGTGACAACGATTGATTGCTTCAACAATTCTAACTGCATTATTGCTGTGTCAATATTACTAATAGTATTATTAACATATTCTTGAGACAATTCTGTTGTTGAGTTCTCAATGTGTTCCTCGCGCTTATCACTGTCTAGCGGATACCATAGCTCACCAGCGGGGTGTCTCATCGTAAGATTACATACCATGCCAATTCTCATGTGTATTACACTACCACACACACGCTTAACAGTAGCACGCGCTAAATCTGCTATTTTCTCATTTGTTATATTATGTTCTACAATATTTTGTAAATCATCACTGTTTAAACTACTTAATTTTGTTTCTTTTACTATAGTCATTTTATTTCCTTTTTTTAGGTGGCTTAATTGCCTATCTACATGACTAATATAGAAACTACTTATAGTACAGCATTAGAAAAACTTATACTATGTAACAGGCTTTATATTTTCTATTGCTGTTTCAACTTTTCGTGGCGTACCTAAAATATTAAGCATAAGTATTAAATTATTATCTACCTGGCTTTGTACGCTTAATTGTAAGCCAGCCATACTACCTGTTTTAAACTGTACTAACTCACCTTGGCTGTATTGCCTAAACACATCAGGTTTATATTTTTTTTGTCTATTTTTCTTTGAATGTTTACTGGTTTTATAACCTGTCGGATATATCTCTTTTAAATCATCAATAGCATTTAAGCTTAAACAATATGGTGCATCATTATGCATTATAAATCCATATATGTTAGCATTTTTGGCTATCAATTCAGCTAGTTTATTTGTATTGCCTTCAACCTTTATTATTAAATATCCTTTGAATAATGGCTCGACATAACTAATTCTTACACGTTTTTTTCTTTGTTGCTTGCTAGTCCTTAAATATTTGGTTTCAAATGGCGTATATACTTCGATATCATTTTCACTTAAATAATCATGCACATTTAATACTGCATCACTTTTAACTTTTAATATCTGCCACAGCATTAATATTCTCTAATTGGTATTAATTTAAAACTACTGCTATCCATTACATTTTTTGCTTGCTCTAAGTTACCACGCCATGCCAGTTTTGCCTGTAATGTTAGTGTCTTGGTAGAGCAATGCAAATAGCCACCTGCTGACTTTAAAAAATAACCCTTACCAGGTTTTGGCACAAAGCTTGCGGATATAATATTTTCGCTCTTGTTGCTTCGTTTGGGAAACTGATTAGGTGCATATTTACGCATTTTGTTAAAAGTGGTGTAGCTTATATCGGCTTTCTCTAATATTTCAAATACAGGCAGTCCTTCAAACCACAACTTCCTACATTTATGTATTTCAGCTATATCTGCATATTTTTTATATTGCTCAAATTTAGGCGCTACAAGCTTTAACTCTTTTTTCTTTTTAGTAAAACCACGTTTAGGCAATATATCACGATTGCGATGAGCAAACTTATCGAGGCTTGATTTACTTACACCTAGCTCTTTTGCTATCTGTTCAGGCGACATATACATATCACCCCACAACTTGGTAGCTAAAAGTATTTTTTCTTCTGTCCAAATCCAGCTAGTCATTTGGGTTATCAAGCTTGCCTTCTTCTATCCATGTCAACACATTTTTATAAACCTGGGGAATTGGGTCTATCTTGCCTTGCGAGTGCCTTATAATAGTTGACCTATTGCACCCACAAAAAGTTGCAAAACTTGCATAATTAAAACCCAACTTCTTTAATAATCTGCTATATTCGTCGTTTGTCATAGTTATTCCTTTTATTTTGCTTAGATTTACATAATATTTACCCTAATGCAACACTTTTCTAACATTAATTTTACTAATATTATACTATAAGTATTGCTAATGCGGAATTTATTTCCTTGACATATGTTTCTGCATAATATAGAGTGTAATTACTATAAAAGGCAATAAAGGTAATAACTATGAAACATACAATAGAATCAATTATAGAAAATTGCGGTGGCTCAAAGGCCATCGCTAACAACATCGAAAACCTTAAATACGATAGCGTCAGGAAATGGAAAATATTTGGAATCCCAGAACGACACTGGAGTACAATCATAAGGCTACATAAAAAACGATTGTCACCTAACAGACTTCATAAACTAAACAAGATTTGCAGAGGTGACTTCACATGAGAATACAAAAACATGAAGGCGAAGTCACTGAAACCTTTTACACTGAACATCCTTACTTCAATCGCATGATGTTACAACGTGCTAAAAAACGAGGCGACACAAGGCGGCAACATCACTTCCAGGAGTTGGTAATAAAAGAAACTACAGAGGCACTTAGGAGGCTGTTAGATGAAGTTTAGCGAGCACCCGGATTACGTCAAATACAGAACGATACCGAATTACCTATATGCTAAGATAGCTCTGGAGCAGTGTGGCAAGTGTGGCTGTGGATGTGGTAGAGATTTGGAATTTGAACAACGTAAAATACGCATTGAGCATATTATGCAGAGGGCATTTGGCGGCAAGCATGAAGAAGGCAACATAGCGCTTTGGTGCGTTAAGCCTTGCGGACTCGCTAAAGACAGGAGAGACGCGGCTAACCGCAAAAAAGTTAGAAGCTTAACAAAGTCTACTAAGAAAAGTCAGAAGCCTAAACAAAAAATTGTTGGCCGTACAAAAATCCAATCGCGTGGTTTTACTCACAATTTTAAACCCAATATCAAGGAAATTGATTAATGTATAAACGTAACAAATATAACGCCATCAAAGTGAAGGATGATGGTATGACATTTGACAGTAAGCGTGAACACGCAAGATATTTACATAACAAGCAGCGCTTAAAAGATGGTGAGATATCAGAGTTAGAAATACATCCAGTCTATCAGATACTGGTGAACGACCAGAAGATATGTAGATATACTGCTGACAGCCAATATAAAAACAAAGAAGGCACTTTAATAGTGGAAGATGTTAAATCACCTATCACTGCCAAGCAAGCGCGATATAGGCTAGTTAAGAAGCTTATGAAAGCTGTGCATGGGATTACTATCCTGGAGGTGTACTAAAAAAATAGGGCGATAGAAAAGGATTAGAAAACTACCGCCCAGATGCCATTACTATTGGGGGAAACCAATGGCTTTACATAATATTAAATACAACATAACATATTGCAAGCAAAAAGGATTAAAAAATGCAAGATTATCACTCACCAGAGGCTGAACAGGCCATTATAGGCGGTTTATTACGCGATAACGACTACTACGATGTAGTTAGCAACAGCCTAGCGCAACAACACTTCTACAACCCAATAAACAGTAAGATATATATTATCATCAGCGACAGGCTAACATCTGGTCATAGTGTTGATGCAATATACGTAAAGAACCAATTGACAATGTTAGAGGTTGATGTTGACTTAGCAGAATATTTGGCAACGTGTGTTCATACTTTTGCTGGTGACGAAAATGTAGTTAAATCATATAGCGAGATAGTTATAGATTACGCTAAACGTAGAGAGGCAGATTATCTTACCAGAGCTTTGCAAGACAAATTGAATGACAATGAGCAAGCAATAGATACTGTATTGCAAGATTACGTTGCTGATATTGATGCTGTCATGCTTGATGGCAACAAGCAACTTACTAAAAGTGAAACGTCAAAACAGTTATCAGAAACTTTTATAGCAGACTTGAACGCAGATAAAGAGCAAGCAAGCTGTTACTCTGGTTACTTTCATCTTGACCAGATGCTCGGTGGATTTGTTCCTGGGAGAGTCTATATAATGGCAGGAAGGCCATCAATGGGTAAGTCAGCAGTAGCTTTAAACATTGCAAAAAATGTAGCTATGCAGAGAAAAGGTGTAGTGTTCTTATCACTTGAGATGACTAACAGTGGCCAAAGTGAAAGAATTATCAGTAGTATTGGCGCTACTGCATATGGGCCTCAGAATTTTCCAATTTACAGTCAGTTGCGACACGCATGGCGCGAAAACAAATCTAGAAATAAGATACAGAGAGCTGCAGACATATTTGCTAAACTACCTATTGAATGGGAAGAAGGTGTCGGATTAAACCTCAACAACATCAAGTTAGTGACCAACAGAGCCATACGCTCGTTACGTGCAAGCGGTAGTGATTTGAAGTTACTTATTATTGACCATATCGGTCACGTTGCTGGAACGCGGCCAGGGCAATCAAATTATGAAAAGGTTACAGAAGTCAGTAACGCGCTGATATCCATAGCAAAGCAGTACGAAGTACCTGTATTGGCATTATGTCAACTATCCAGGGCAGTAGAGCAAAGGGATGATAAGAGGCCACAGTTAAGTGACCTCAGAGAGTCTGGACATATAGAACAAGATGCAAGTTGCGTGATAGGTATCTATAGAGATTTCTACTATGCTGAACGTGAAGCCAGAAACGCCAGAGGTGATGACAATGACTTAACAGCAAGATTAACCGAAGGGCAAAACAAACTTGAAATGATTGTAACAAAAAACAGACATGGAAATATAGGCGAAGTCAATTTATATTGTGAGCTATCAAGAATGTTTATAGATAATCCAAACCAAGACTACAGGAGACGAAAATGAAAAAAGGGATTTGGGGATGGGAAGATGCTATCACAAAAAGCAATTTAGAGCCAATGACTAGATTAGTGTTGCTGACATTGCGTACTTACATGAACGCAAAGAATGAGCAATGCTTTCCAGGTGCAAAGAAAATAGCACAAAGCAGTGGCATGAGCTTAAGAAGTGTATTTACACATTTAAAGAAAGCGGAGGCGGCTGGCTATGTTGTAATTACAAAGAAGAAAAGTGATAATGGTGGACACGAGAGCAATGAATATACTGCTTGCTACCCCATGCAGGAGGTGCATGACCTGCGTGCAAGAGTTGCACCACCGATAGTGCAGGAGATGCATACTAACATACAAGTTGAACAAACAAGTAAACATAAAGAGCTTTTTGAACAGGTTTGGAGTGAGATTAATAGTAAGCTAGTAAAATCTAGGCAAGGTGGTAAAAAAAGAGCATATGCTAGATTTGCACAGCTATGTAATGAACACGAACCTAACACATTGGCTAATGCTATTAGAGGCTATTATAACGATGCACAACAAAAGAAAAACAATTATGCTTATGCAGCGAGTATTGTTGCTTGCTTAGGTATTAAAGAATTATATGCAGGCTACTTGAATGATAAAATAACAAAAGAGGAGGGTAAGAGCGTTTATGAAAAATATATAGAAAAAAATAAATTGACAACGTAAAATAAATCCGTAGAATATACACATTAATAAAGGAAAACATTATGAAAACTTCAGAAACAATAACTAAAATTGCGCCTGCGCTTGTAAAAGCTATAGGCTCTATCCAGGGAGCCGCTAAAGACGGCAGAAACCCACACTTCAAATCAAGCTACGCAACACTATCAAGTGTTGTAGATGCCGCTAGGTTACCGCTATTAGAAAACGGAATAGCTGTGATACAATGCCAAGGCGGTATTACTGAAAGCAATACAGTCGTTATGTCTACACGATTGCTACATACTAGCGGAGAATGGTTAGAAACAGTCTGCGAGGCAAAGCCTAAATCATTCGCACCCCAAGACATTGGCAGCTCTATTTCCTATTTGCGTAGATATGGATTAATGGCGGCAGTCAATATGCCAGCCGAAGATGATGATGGTAACGGCAGTTCATTAGGTAAACAGCAAGACGATGTTAAGTCAGTTGACTTAGAGCCTATGCTTATAAAGATATCAGAATCTATGGATAATGATTCCCTTGCTACAGTTGCTAAGGAAATTAAATCTGCCAAGTTACCTGCCAATGCAAAAACTAAGTTGAGGCAAGCTTGGGCAGAACAAAAAGCTACATTAGTTGCTGTTGAGAAGGCAGAAGCGTGAAAATCGTAGACGTACAGCAAGGTAGCCCAGAGTGGTTTAGTGCGAGGTGTGGTAACTTTACTGCATCTCGCGTTAAGGATATACTTGCTAAGACAAAATCTGGATATAGTACATCGCGCAAGAATATGATTGTTAAGCTTGCCTTAGAGCGCATGACTTCAGAAATTGAAGAAAGCTACAGCAATGCGGCCATGCAAAGGGGGAACGAGTTAGAGCCTGAGGCGCGAAATTTTTACGCCTTTGAAACAGATGTAATCGTTACAGAGATTGGTATGTGTATACACCCACAGCATGAGCATATTACCTGCAGTCCAGATGGTTTGGTAGGTGATGATGGTTTAGTAGAAATCAAATGCCCTGCAAGTATGGCTAAAATGGTAAGCTACCTTGAAAAAGATGCACACGCTAAAGAATATCAGATACAGTTACAGCATCAATTACTTGTTACAGGTAGGCAGTGGGTAGATATCGCTGGGTACGACCCAAGGTTTCCAGAGGGTTTACAGCTTGCTGTCTGCCGTGTAGAAGCTGACAAGCAAATGCAAGCAGAAATATTATCAGAAATACAAAGTGCAAACGAAGAAGTAAACGCGCTTGTAGAAAAACTTAATCAATTAAAAAAGGAAAAAACATGATTAACAAAGCAACACTAATTGGCAACGTTGGTAACGACCCAGAAATAAAGACATTTGCTAATGGCAATAAAGTAGCAAACTTTAGCCTGGCAACGACTGACAAATGGAAAGACCGCAACACAGGTGAAATGCAATCTAAAACTGAATGGCATAAAGTAGCTGTGTTCTCAGAAGGTTTGATAGGCATTGTTGAGCGCTATGTAACTAAAGGTAGTAAGCTTTATGTTGAAGGCAAAATACAGACTAGAAAGTGGCAAGATATGTCTGGCAACGAAAAATCTATGACCGAGATAGTTTTAAAGGGGTTTACAGGCGTTATAACGCTCCTGGATAGCCGTGAGAACAGTTTTGGTAGTGTTGGTGCAGACAGAGGTGGTTATGCTCCTGTGGCGAAGCCTGTAGACCTTAACGATGAGATACCATTTTAGATGGGTCAGCATACAGTACAGATAAAATGTGAAGCAGATAAGGTGGAGTGTAAACGCCTTATCGACCACTCACCTATTGGTACATATGTGCGTTATACCAGGAATGTCAGAACCATACCGCAAAACTCTAGGCTATGGGCATTGCTATCAACTATATCAGTAGCTATGCGATGGAATGAATTTGAGGGATATCACACAGTATTAAAGTCAGGATTAAAGTCAGGTGAGAAGTATAGCCCAGAAGAATGGAAGGATTACTTTTGCCATATGTTACGCGGCAATAAATTTATGCCAGACGAACATGGGCGTGAGCAGATACCTGTTGGTATGTCTACCAGAAGCATGACTAAAGACGAACACAATGAGCTACAGGCGCTTATAGAAGCTTTTGCTGTAAGGTTTGGTATAGGAGTGAGAGACCTTGAAAAATAAAAAGAGAGAAGCAGGATTACAGAAAAGGCAGTATCACCATATGCCTGTCCAGGTGCTGAATGAGGTTGCAGATGCCATGACCGAAGGTGCTGACAAGTATGGTACTTATAATTGGAGATGGGAAAAACTGCATTACAGCGATTATTACAGTGCAGCACTAAGACATCTAATGGCATTTTATGGTGGTGAGGATTGTGACCAGGATTCGGGATTATCACATATAACAAAAGCTATTGCTGGGCTTATTATATTACGAGATGCTATGTTAAACGACTCTGTAATTGATGATAGGTACGAGGCTATAACTAGAATTGATAAGTAATGTCAAATATTGTAGATACGATAACATATGAATTATCTAAGCAAAACAACTCTATAGTAGATAGTGCAAATTATTTACTTAGTTGGAAAGTTTTATATGTTATTACATATTTTTACAAGCAGCCAATAATAATAAAAAACATAGATGGCACAACAGAAACACATTATTCGCATCATATTATTAACACAAAAAAAGTTACTAACTACATACATTACAGGGGTATTGAGAGTTACAATCCAACAATTACAATAAATAATAAAACGCAAAAAATGCCAATGTCTATATTAGAGAGTGAAGATATAATAGAAAAAGAAGTACACAAATACATTGTAGAAACAAACAAAACGCAAGTGCATAATAGTTTTACAGGTAAACACAATAAAAAAAAATTACAGACATTATTAAAAAAATTAAAAAATTAAGATACACAGTATGAAAATTTGCCATTGTAATAATAAAAAAAACACGCCTACTTATTTTTTAAATATTGTATTAGATACGGGTAGTGATAAAACACAAGATGAACATATATTTGCACCAAACATACATTGCGGTATTTGTGGTGTTAAAATAAAAGAGTCTGATTACCATAAAATAAGCAAAAAATCTAAAATTTTGCGTGCAATGCAAGAAAAAAACGTAGAATTAACCCAATCAGTGCCTTATGATATTAAATATTATAAATGCATTGTTACTAAAAAAGGTGCAGACGCAAAATTACATACTGAAAAAGGTATATGTGAAGAAGGCGAATGTGTTAAATTTGATAGTAATCTAATACCAGGTCTCGTTAGTAATGGTTTTGTAGTTCGAGTTATTGATTAATAACGTCAGCTAGGCTTTTACCATTAATATAAAAATACATTGAACGCTTGCCATTGGCATTAATAATTACATCAGCACAGGCCCATGTCGATAGACCGACCTTGTAAGGTTGCTTTAAGGTAGATACACCTGTTTGCCATGCACCGCCACTAATACCAGGCGAATGACTATGACCTATAACAGTTTTATACATAGCATTGGCAAAGCCTTTAATACTGCCTCTTGAGCCATTAGCACCTCTATCACCATGTTGTGATACGTCTATTCCTTTTATATTGGCACGTTTGTTTGCATTA